CGGCGACCTGACGCTTTACAACGTCATTCAGAGTCAACACGATCTGATCTTCATCGACCCGTGCGGCTGCCACGGACTGCCTTGCCGGGAGATGGACGAGTCGAAGATGATGCAATCGTTGGATGGATTCGGATTGATCTTCCGTGGACTGCCGCAGCCCAACCTGATGCCGCGGTTCACGTTCAAACCGGCGCACTTCGCTCTGTTGTGCTCTCACTACGTCCGTATGTTGCCCCATGTCTCGTGGCATGAGGCTGCTTTCCGTTTCGCCAATCGTCGCATCGAGGAATTGACATGCACACGTACTTCATAGACCTAGATGGTACCCTTCTCCGGCATCATGGCTCAGGCGCCGTCAAGCAGTGGCAGACGTGCGACGTTCTACCGGGTGTCCTTGAGTGGCTCAATGCCCGCGAGAAGGAAGGCGCCTTTATCGTGTTGACCACGGCTCGCAAGGAATCGTGCCGGCCCAAACTCGAGGCCGACCTTCGTGCCGCGGGCATCTTCTGGGACGTGTTGTTGATGGGTCTGCCGCACGGGTCGCGAACACTCATCAACGACATCAAGACTGGCGGAGCCTACTCGGCCTTCGCCAAGAACGTGGAAAGGAATGGTGCACTTGAATGATCCAACCCATCATCCTCGCAGGTGGACAGGCGACCCGATTGCCGAACAAGCCGCTGCTGCCTATCACTGGCGGACGGTTGTCAATCGAATCGGCGATGGAGTATGCCAAGACGTTCTGTCCAGGCTTCTTGCCTATTCTGGTCGATAACAGTGCGGAGATCATCAGCCGCGTACTCACCTTGCGTGGCTGGGATTTCCATCTGTGTATCCAGCCAAAACCGCAGGGCGTGCCGGACGCTATTTATCGTGGACTGGATTTCGCCTCGGGCACCATGCTGCTGATCCTATTCTGTGACAACATCTATGACCACTTTGACGAACCGCCATCCCGGCCTGGTGTATCGACCCTGATGCGCACCAGTAACGTGCTGGACGGCTGGGACGGATCGCAGTGGGTAACACATCCCGACGGATCGATGTTGCGTATCGCTGGCTTCTACGTGCTCACCCGGGAACAAGCGTCGCAAGGCGTGCCGGATGAGTCCAGCGTCGAGTTCTTGAATCGGATCGGTGTACGTCCCATCGTGCTCCCTCAGGACACGGCATGGTGGGATATTGGAACCCCTGTGTCCTACACGGAGTATCTGACATGTTGTTCGGCTGCCCAATTTCACGCGAAGTAGCAGACGCTTGCCTCATCGCCAAGGTCGATGGCTTCGTCTGCTCGATCAATCAGGTCGGACCCTCGGCCTACACTGGGTTCACGCACGAGAGCTGGGCTCGCTTTCTGCATGAACGAAACAACCCGGATGTCTACGTCGAACGTGACCACCTAGGCAAAGGCGGCGAAGACTGGCGGTGGTGGATTGACGAAGACGTTAAGCACGGCTTCACCGGCGTCCACCTCCACTACTTCAACGTCGAAACGGCCAAGGACCCGGTTGAGTACGCCTGGGACAAAGGGCTCAGGATTCAACTTGGGCCGGGCGAAGACAGCAGCAAGGCGATTTCGCCCGACCTCTGGCGATTGCCGTGCGACTGGATCTCGTTCCCGACGGGCTGCTTGATTGCCAACGGAACCAACATCGGCCGCATCGACGAGACGCGGATCGAGTGGGAACGTCAGCAGTGGAAGAAGCCGATTCGCGGTCACAACTGCGATTACTTGAAGCCTCACCTGATGCGCCGCATCGGCCGACTGGTGGAGGGCGTCAACGTCGCACCGCAGTTTGGTGTCATCCAGTCGTGCTACTACCTGATGACAGCTCGCAGTCGCGGGTACGACATCCAGTCGTGGCTCGATGCGTGCGAGGCGGACGAGAAGAACCACATCCGCTGGGGTGCTGGTCCGGAGATGGTTGGCCACTACCACTTCCGGCATATCGAGTGGCGTGAGGACGTGTACAACGAATGCGTGGCGACGCTCGCCCACGAGATCGCCCTGATGAAGCAACTTGTTGGAGGTAGCCATGAAACGTATAATTTCTAAGCGGTGGGGCTCGGAGACCATCCTGTTCTACGGACCATACCTGGTCAAGCGATTGAAACTCAATGCCGGTTGGAGCACAAGCATTCACTGGCACAACTGCAAGACTGAAACGATCATCGTCGAATCCGGTATCTTGCAGGTCGTGTTCGATGATCCCACTGTTGACATCATTGATGTTGATGGCGAACGTCAACCGGCGGGCGACGTTGTTTCGCTCATCGATGGCGAGTCGATCACCATCTTCGAGGGTCGGCAATCAGCCCACGCGATGCGTTCCACCACAGGCTGTTCCTACATCGAAGCGTCGACCCCGCACACGGTCGATAGCGAACGAGTCCGGGCGTGCGATGATTGGGGGAAACAATGCGAATCCTAGTCAGCAAATACGGTGGCCTGTTCTGCACTCGCGAGGCTGCCGCTAAGAACAGCTCCAGCGGAGAGCAGGGCGAGACCGAAGGATTGATCCGGCACCTCACGAAGGAGCACGACGTTCTCTACTTCGGTCGGTACGAAGGTAAACCGCTGTGTCAGGTCGTGGAGCCCAACATCAAGGGCTTCCGCGAGACTACGACGTGGGAGCAGCAATGCGAAGGGTTCCGGCAGGACATTGCCGCCGTGGAGGCGTTTCAACCCCAGGCGTATGTCATGTCGGCCGGATACTCTGTCACGATGTCGATGATCCAGAACCCCAACAGCACGACGGTGCAGGCGGCGTCGATTCGCTACACGGCACCTATCCTGAACCTCTTGACGCACTTCGAGCTGCCTCGGATCGTGGTGAATAACGATCCGCGAACGTACCCGAAGGACCAAGAGATGTCGTTGGGCTGGCCATACGCCCGGCCAGTCGCCCTGCTGGATCAAGGCTGGGGCGACGTGAACTGTGTCGTTGGTGGCGGACGCTACATTCGACGGAGCGTGTATGCCAAGGCCGAATCCTGGGCGCACCACCTGCGGCGGCCCAACACGCGGGAGTTCCCCGCGGTTTGTATCGCCCATGCGCACATCCACGACGGGTGCAAGCAGAAGGATCGTGTTGGGCCGTGGCACAACGTCCTGGATGGCAACGACATCTGGGTCTATGGCAAGGGCTGGGAAGGGTTCGGCTGCAACTGGCAGGGCTGTCTCGACCCGGCTCAGGTCATGGACCTGTTGAATCGTTGCGACTGCTGCCCGTGCGTTGCCCAGAAGCAATTCTACACGGGCAAGGTCTATGTGTGCGAGGCTCAAGGCTGCGTACCGTTGCTCTACGGCGATGGCAGCGACCCGTACACTTGGGACCCGCTCCAGCAATTCCTGCCGTTCGATTCGCCGTGGCGTATTCGCAAGCCAGGCGACCTGGCGAGAATCGTTGACATGACCCGTGCCCAGTATGACGACATGATTGGCTGGTGGGGCGACATGTGCCAACCCGACTGGACCAAGCTGGACGATATGCTGAGCGAATTGGAAACCACCGACTGGCGTACCCGAAAATGGTGGGAACGCTGGGGAGGGTACTGGGCGCTGTGAGTTTCTTCGACGTTCTAACAGAGACCCCGGTGAAGCCGGGCGAGCCGTATCCGATGTTCACACGGGTGAGCATCGAGACGACCGCTGCTTGTACGCGGGATTGCTCGTTCTGTCCATCTCGACATGGGAAGGGCGGGATGAGCGACCAGCTATATGCCAGCCTAGTCGAGCAGCTCGCAGGCTTCACCGGGGTCGTCCAGTGGTTCTTTGTCAACGAACCGCTGCTTGATCGTAAGCGGCATGAGCGCATCGCGATGCTGCGTGTATCGGCGCCCAAGTGCTGCATCCACTTGACAACGAATTGGGATGTGATGTGGCGTAAGCCAGAGGACGAGCAGCTCGCGGAGGTTGAGCGACTGTTCGCCGCTGGCGTGAACAGCCTGAACCTCAATGATTATGACGGCAGAGGCTACGCCTGGATGCTAGGCCGAGTCAATGCCAAGACGGGCGATCACTGCTGGAAGCGCATCAGTGGTCGCTACTTCTCAGTAGGACCGTTACCCACTAAGCTACATAGCTGGGGCAAGGGCCACGGCACTGGTCATTGTGCGAGGCCGCATCGACATATCGTTGTCATGTGGAACGGGTTGGTCCCTCTGTGTTGTGCTGTCGACCCGCACGGTGCGGAGATCTTCGGTGATGCCAACGAGCAACTGTTGGCTGACATCTGGCAATCAGATGGTCTCTTTCGCTACAGAGCACACTTACAGTACGGCGAACGGGTTGGGTCATGTTCGGGTTGCGACGAAACGATGGCTTACCCGCATGTCGTGCGATGGGTAGATGATCTATGGTACCGCCAGACGGCATGATACGTGGAACGCGGTGGGCGAAGGACCGCTCCAATCAGTTGTGATCGGGACGTTTCTCTGTCTTCGGGCAAACACTGGCATTATTGACGTAGAATGGCTGGAGGTTGTCGATGTCGGAATCCTCGCAGACCAGAACCCTATGCTCTGAATTGAAGAAGGTCGGTGCAACCGTGTTCGCAATCGTTGCTCATAAGCTACAGGAACCGGGATGGCCGGATAGGTTCATCTCGCATCCGTGGTGGCAAGGCTTCATTGAGTTCAAGGATGTGAACACGCAATCGACCACGAAACAGCGCATCATCATTCGCACGTTAAATCGACACAGGTTAGGATCGGCTGTATTCGTTCGCCATCCTGATCGCATTGAGGATTGTGACCACAACCTATTGGCAACTTTCAGTGACGCTCGTGATTTGTTGACACAGCTTCGAGCGATTTCATCTGCAACGTGAAAACCGCAAGTTGCTAACTGTCCAGTTGGCTGTTTGAATAGTCGGTTATACGATTTTGGGCAGCTTCCTGAAACCTGCTAATATCAAAACAACAATACAGGAAAGACGGGAAAATACTAGAAACTAGAGGGAGGCAGCGACCCACGAATTGTTGGCCGGATATTCGTTCACGCGACTGGACAGTTAGCAACTTGCCATTTCGGGAAAATTTTTAGGAGGGCACAGAAATGAGTAACTTTATTGCAATGCCTATTGATGACTTGCACAGGGAGCAAATGGATAAGATTATCGGTCCAATTACTCACAAGTGGTTTCTAGGTTTGGAGAGACGAGATGAGATCATATGACAACAGTAGACGCCGGCTTGCTGCCGAGTACCGAAAACTGAAACAGATGTTGCAGGTTCTAGGTCGACGTGAAGGCCGGCCTCGGGCACAGAGGCGCCGTGAAGCACGCAGCGCACAGATTCCTGAGTCACGTATTTGTCCCGTGTGCGGGCAGCCGAAGCCTGCTTCGAGACAGTGGGTGTTGACAGATGATCGAGCTCGGTGCAGATCTTGTTGGATGAGGTATGAACAATGAATTGTCCTTTTTGTGGTACGTCAGGCCAATCGCCGGGCATCACTGTATACGATTGCGGTACGATCGGCCAGTATCAAAGGCCTGCATGATTATCGAAAATCTGAAGAACTTGTTGCAGTCTATAGGTGATACTTGTGTGCGGCTTGACGTGTCGGATTGTTCAAGAAATTCACAGGTAGCGGCAAGGTAAGGAAGAGTTACATGGACTGGTTGACCTGGCTTGAAGAGCACGAGGCTCAAGTACGGCGCATGTGCCGTCGGATCGCGAGTAATCGTTCAGATCTTGTAGACGATCTATATGGTGAGTGCGTAGATCGTCTGGCTCGCGTGTTCGAGCTGTACTGCGATGGATTCGACAATGCGCTGGACACGTACGTCTTTGCCAACCTGAAGTGGTATGCGTACAAGGTCAAGGTGCGATGGACTCAGGTCGTATACATCGAGGCTGAGCCACCTGACATCACGTCCAATGACTTCGAGGTAGCTGACTCGATTGAATACCTGCGGGGCCGCATGGACCCTGTAGACTTCACAATATTGTGGCTCAAGTTCGTCGATGGCATGACATATGAGGATGTTGGCGATATTATTGGATTCGGACGTGAGACGGCCCGCAAGCGCTTTAACGTCGCTTTGGCCCATGCCCGCGAATGTTTGGCATTGGACGATTGACTCAGGTATAATCTAGTGGAGGCGGATATGCCACGAGGCGGTAAATGCCCGCCCGATCATCCGCGACGTTGTAAGGCGTTGCGACACGACCGGTCCCAGTGCGAACGATACGCACTGAAGGACAGCAACTACTGTTCATTCCACGGGGGCCGGCGTGCTGACAAGCACCGTGTAAGGATCGACCACTTGCCTAAGTTCTATTCAAAGCGACTTGGCCCAACCCTCACTGCGAGACTTGAGGAACTCACAGGGGCGGCGCCGTCGGAGCAGTTGAGCTTGCTGGAGGAGCTCAGCTTGATGCGAGTGCTCGCCGGTGACACGGTGGCTTTGTATGACGCGGCGGTCGGAACGGAAAAGACAGAGCTTGTTGCCAATGCAGGCATGTTGTTGCGTGACGCACTACGTCAGGTTGCTGATATGTGCGAAAAAGCAGCTCGTGTCGATGCACTCGCAAAGGATAAGATCAGTATCCACCACCTGTCATTCGTTGTTAATCAGATCGTGCGCATCGCCGCAGAAGTGTTTGGGGACGATACGACTCGTGCTGCTCAATTCGAGCAGCTGATCCGCGAGCGTGTTCGTTTGCCCAGTATTCAGCAGGGTACCCTACTCACCCCAGATGCGGATGTTGTGGACATGGACTCTACTATTCCGAAAGGAGAGATGTCATGAGATTGTTGTGTCTATTGTTGACCCTCGTCATTGCCGCCCCGGCCCTCGCTCAAGCTCCACCCGATGCGCCTGTGGCTGCGGCGCCCGAGAAGGCTGTGAAGGACAACTTCCGCGATGAACTGATCAAAGCTGGCCAAGCGGCGAAGATCGGTCCGCTGAAGATGTTGTTGCTGCGAGTTGGTACGCGGAACCCCGAAATCCTCGAGAAGGTCAAGTCCACTGTCATCGCCAAGGCCGTTAAGGAAGGGAAGGTCAAACCCGGTGCGGCTGAGAAGCCCGGCTTTGACTTCAGCGGGTGGGCCGCCTTCCTCAAGGAAATCATGCCGATGATCTTGGAATTGATCAAGACGCTGATGGACCTGTTCAGCCAAGCGTTGCCCGAGTCGCCGTTTGACGTTGGTGAAACGATATTCTGCAGCTTGGTCATGGAACCCGAGATCGCGTGTTCTTACGATGGGTCCTGTTCGGCGGGCGACGTTCGCAGCGTGTGCACCAACTGCTCGGGTAAGATGATCGCTGGTCAGCCCGTGCGGAACCTGATCAAGGTCCGTCCTATCGTTCGCGGCGTGCGGGCGATTCTGCGGTGGCGTCCCGGTGCGATCATCCGGGCCCGGCGGGCTGGCTGCTGCGGGTAGGTCGGCCGCGGGTCAAGCGGGCACCGCTGGCTGAGGGCGGCGGTTGCTCGCGGGGGCGGGGTCGAGCCACAAGCTCCCCCGCCTTTTTTCATATGGAGAACCAAGCATGAAGAAGCTGTTGCTGCTGTTGCTGATGCTGGTCTGTTCCGTCGCACAGGCGGAAGTGAAGGCCGTCATCCAAGGCCCGAAGAAGGTCAAGGCTGGCGTGCCGTTCTTCGTATCGGCCAAGAAGAGCGTCGATTTTGAGCGGGTTGAGTGGATGGCGCCCGAAGGCCTGTACATCATGACGTTCGACGACCGCGACCTGGTCGGGACGTTGACTATTGACGAACCTGGGACCTACATTATCGGGCTGACGGCCTATGGCAAGCCTGTCACGTACGCTGGCGATAAGAAGGACAAGAATGGGTTCTGGACCGACGGCTATGTCCAGTGGCTAGAGTCCTACTTCGGCAAGCCAGTATCGAATCAAAGCGAGACAACGCTAGAAGTGGAGGTTACCGGCGGCGCTCCAGCCGTGAACCCTTTCCCGGCTCCAGCGACGACCGTCCGCCCGTTACTGGAGCCCCTCCTGAAGCTGAAGCTAAGCCGAGCGGACGCAACGAACCTGGCGACGATGTACCACAATGTAAGCCAGGCAAACCTTGCTACAACCGAGGACCTCAGAACGTATACCGTCAAAGAAGGTTCCTCCCTTGGCTTGGCCGGTAAGTACGCCGGCCTGGCAAAAGCTGTGGACGACTTCTGGAACACAACCATCGGACTCAAGATACGGCCCACGGAAGAGAAGGACCTCGCAGCGATGCGTGCTCTTGCGTGGGCTGTATGGGAGACTGGACGCTGATGCACCCTGTCATTCGTCGATTAGACCACGTAGACCGCTACCCGCCGGACGACACCAACTATGGCATCGCTCGGGCCATGCTGGTCCATTCGCCAAAGGTGCGGCTGTGCAACGCGATTGCACCGCACATCTTCGACGCGGAGCCCGTAGACACTGTCCTGTGGGTGCCGTTGTTCGAGGTCTTTCCTAGCTGGGCGCACGGCATGCAACCCACCGGCGACTGCACCTGCTGGATGCAGAAGCATTTGGTGGACGTATTGCATTGCGTCCGCTGGAAGGCCGGTCAAGCCGAGAAGCCGGATGCCCGCGTGTTCGGGCCGTCAATCTACGCCTTCGGCAAGTGTGAACTTGAAGGGTCCTATGGGTACAAGGGCGCCGGGTCGACGGGCTACGCTTCGGCGACGGCCTGCAACAAGTTCGGCGTGTTGTACGCCAAGTCGTACTCGGATGGCAAGAACGACTTCGAACCGGATGACGACCTGTCAGTCGCCTGGGGTGATCGCGGTGCTGGCGTGCCCGACTGGCTGGAGAAGTTCGCAGCTCAACACAAGCTGGTTGACCGCATCGACGTAGACACGCCTGAAGCGGCTGGCAAGCTCATCCAAGCGGGTTATCCCGTCCAGTATTGTGGTTACACTTACTGGGGCCGCAACCGCAGCAGTGATGGCCTGGCCACGTCGGTGTCGTCGGGCTGGCATGCTATGACTGCAACGGGTGTCCGTTGGAAGGGTGACCAAGTACTGGCTCTGTGGATTGCCAACACCGGGCATGGCAACAACTGCGACGGTCCGGTGGGTCCGTTTGGCATGCCCGACATCTACGCCCAGTGCGGTTCATGGGTACCTCGGGCTCGATTGGCCTCGGTGTACAGTGCTGGCGATTGCTACGCTCACACTGACATCGAGGGCTGGCCTGTGTCTCAACTTCCCAACAGTGGAGCATACGAGTATCTCTAATGAATAATATCTTGAAGTGCGGGGCGGGTATAAGCATGTGGCTCTTGGCACAAGGGACGCCATCGGTGTTCCCAACGAACCTCTGGGAGCTCACGGCGCATTACGGGTTCCCCGCCCTTCTGGTCATGTTTCTATTGTGGGTCTGGAACAAGCGTGACGATCGACATTCGACCTATGTTGAAAACACTGAGAGGTACATTCGTGAACAGATGCTCGGTGCTATTGAGTCGAACGTCAAAGCGTTGCAACAGGTCAGCGATGGCCTGGTGAAGTTCAAGGAAGAGCAGAGTCAGCTTCATGAACTCGCACAGTCAATTGATAAGCTGATTGTTGTCATGGGTCAATATACTTGTCCATTTCAAAACGGTGATGTACGGCGAGTAATGGAGAGCGTCAAATGAAATGGGCTATGATGACGATGGACCCAGTCAAGCTTGAGCTGGCTCGTAGATGGGCACCATCTGGTTGGGAACCTTGGCCTTTTAATCGCTATGCGCCTTGGCATCAGCACATCGATGGCGTTCATTACTTTGACATGGATAGCTTAGCGAGGTCGTTGCCGCCGAGGTTTATGCGGTATTACAACCATCCTAAGCCAGGTTACGCTTTGGGCGCTAAGCAGCTAATCCCGTTGATGTTGAAAGGTGATTTTCTGTTTTCTGATGACGATGTGTTTTTTGTGCAGCATCCGCAGCCTTTGATCGAAATGGGCACCTTTGGCGAAGGGTACGGGTTCGATAAGTGGGACAACAGTTGGCAATCATTGAAACGCTGTGATGCGTTGTCGGACATTTTTGAAACAGAGATTTCGCCCTCTCTATATAACATGACGAATTTGAGCAACGGCGTGTGGTACGCTGACGAGTTCCCTGACTGGGAACGATTGTTGCATCGCTTTTGGGCACATACGTTTACTGATGACATCTCGTATGAGGGCAACGTTTTTCGAGTTCTGGATATTACGTTTGTACGTTGCTACGCTATTCTTCATGATTGGTACGTATGTAACTCAACTGACGAACGACGTGTGTACAATCGAGCACCTATGGTAACCAAGCCAACACGCGAGAAAATCATGAAAGGTTATTGGGTGCACTACTGTTGTAAACAGTACAAACAAGAATACATTCGCGTCTTTACTGAGATGCTTTCATGCTGACTCTTGCGTGGACACAACTGCGATACCATCGAGCACAAAGCGAGCTGTGGCGTTGCCCGGCTCGTTTCGTCGCTGTCGCTGCTGGCCGTGGTTCTGGCAAAACAGAACTGGCTCGGCGACGTATCGCACGGTTCCTCGCGATCCGCAAGCCGTGGCCCGATCCGATGTACTTCTATGCGCTGCCCACCGTTAATCAGGCTAAGCGTGTCGCGTGGAAGCCACTGCTCAAGCTGATCCCGGCAGAATGGATTTCTAAGATCAACCACTCCGATATGGTCATCGAGACGGTGTACGGTTCGAGCCTATACGTCCTGGGCATGGATAAGCCCGAGCGAGCGGAAGGCGTCCAATGGGATGGTGGCATCATCGACGAGTCATGCGATCAAAAGCCATCCGTGTTCGATCTCAACCTATTGCCAGCTTTGTCGTGGCGTAATGGTTGGTGCTGGCGAATAGGCGTTCCCAAGCGATATGGCATCGGTGCGGAGAACTTCAAAGCGTTCTTTGAACGTGGCCTTAAATATAGTTCGGATGTTCAATCGTTCACTTGGATGTCCGAAGAGATATTAACGCCAGACCAACTTGCTTGGGCTCGAGAACATCTGGACGCACGCGATTTCAACGAACAATATCGGGCGACATGGGAGAGGGCTGGTGGGACGATCTTCTACGCCTTCCTCCAAGCTGATCACGTAACCGACGAGGTCACGTACGAACCGCAGATGCCGTTGGTTATCGGCAGCGACTTCAACGTCGATCCGATGTGCTGGGTTATCGGCCATATAAAGGGCCAGGAGCTTCACGTATGGGACGAGCTATTCGTTCGCAATACGAACACAGCTGAAACGCTCAACATCCTGTACACGAAGTACGGCACGCATAGAGGCGGGTTTGAGTTCTATGGCGATGCGTCCAGTCGAGCCCGTAAGACGTCGGCCGCCCAATCGGATTACGTTCAGATTAGATCGGACCTGCGATTCACAGGCGCCCGTGTGTTCTACCCTCAGTCGAATCCTGCGGTGGTAGATCGCTTCGCAGCTTGCAACGCGATGTTTTGCTCCGCTAGCGGGGTTCGACGTTTGTTCATCCACCCGCGATGCGTACATCTCATACGCGACCTTAAAGCACGTGAATGGAAGCAAGGGTCGCGAGAGCCCGATGATTACGGCGATGTAGGGCATATGACGGACGCTTTGGGCTATGTGGTCCACCGTCGATTCCCAATCAAATTGCCGCCGCCGTCCGTTGCGGCTGGCGTAAGCTTAGGAGGATAGCATGGCCGAACGTACAGGCGCACAAGTACTGATTCAACCTTCACCTGACACCTACTCGCCGGGCGGCGGCATTCTTATCAATCGCAATCGTCGAACGTATGGCAGGAAGGTTCGCGAGATGCGGAAGCATCCGACGATTCGTCTGGCACGTTCGCTGTCTGCGGCCCCAGTGCTGGTCGCTCAGTGGTCAATTGAATCGACCGACAAGGCGCCCGAGGGTACGAAGGACTTCATTGGCGAAGTTATGATGCCGCTTCGCACGCATCTGTTGAAGTACATCTTCGCCGGTTGTAGCGATTGGGGCTGGGCACCTTTCGAGAAGGTGTTCCGCGTCAACGAGCTAGGCTACACAATCGTGGATAAGATCAAGCCGTTGCTGCAGGACTTCACTGATATTCTAGTTGATCTTGAGACGGGCGCCTTCGCTGGCTTTCGTCAATTCAATCGACACGGTGATCGAATTGATTTGACGATTCCGGAGTCGTTGCTTATCAACATGGACATGGAAGGCACTGACTGGTACGGCGATTCAGTAATGGAAGCTGTTGAACCGACGTATGACAAATGGAAGGAGACTGACGCTGGGGCGACACGATACAATAAGAAAATGGCGGGCGCTCACTGGGTCATTCACTACCCGCCTGGTACGTCAAACGTCGATGGCGTCGAGACAGATAACTTCACTGTGGCCAAGCGAGTGCTGCAGCAGCTTGAGTCCGCCGGATCAGTCGCGGTGCCCAAATCGGTGTCGGGTACACTGGACGACTTGAATCGTGATTCGCCCAATGCTTGGTCAATTGAACTGCTGGGCGATCCTGGTGGTCAAGTATCGTTTGTGGAGCGGCAGAAGTATCTCGATGCGTTGCTGGCTCGGGCATATGAATTGCCGGAGCGAGCTGTACTCGAGGGTCAGTTTGGAACGAAGGCCGAGGCCGAGGCTCACGCCGACCTTGCGATGATCGCGATGCAACTGCGACATGATTGGGTCTGCCAGCAAGTCAACTGGCATCTAGTCAATCAGCTTTTGCGATTGAACTTCGGTCGGGCAGCTGAGAACACCGTGTACATCAAACCGGCTCCGATTGTCGACACCGATCGGTTGTATCTGCGTCAGATCTATCAAGCGATCTTGCAAAATGAAGCGGGCTTCCTGACTGAATTGGACACGGTTGATATGGAGGCCATGAAGGATCGGCTTGGCATTCCGATCAAGCCGGATCGGGACACCGATTATCCTGGCGTGATAGACCCAACTCAGAACTTGGAGGAAGCAGATGACTTACGCTAGTCGCGACACGCTGAACACTGTGTTCGGTAGAGCTAACATCGATAAGTGGGCTGACCTCGACAACGATGGCGATGAAGACAAGATCGAGGCTCGAATCCTGGCGGTCTTAGATCAGGCGGATGAAGAGGTCAATGATCGTCTTCGCCGTGGGCCGTACACTGTTCCATTTACCAGCCCGTCAGCGAAAATCGTTCGGGTCGCCACGTTGTTCGCTGGCGTGTTCTTGTATGAAGCACGAGGCGTTCAGGATTTCGATCAAGAAACGCATAAGGCTGTTCATCGCTTAGCCTATCAGAAGACAGAGGCCGAGACGACGTGTCGGAAGATTCTGTCCGGTCAATTCGTTTTGAGCGTCATTCCAGCTGTTGTCACTTATCCACGAGTGGTTGCTGACGATGATCCAGCCACATAAGGACAAGCTGCGTGCTATCGTCCAAGCGAAGCAGGTCGATGATCTCATGGCGGCTGGCATCAAGGCTGCTAAGCGGGTCTCGATGAAGTTATGGCAGCGCATCGCTGCGTGCTGGCGTGAAGGCCGGATGGACTTCAATCTGGCCGAGATATTCCAGAGCGATCTATTAGATGCGCTGTCTTCTGCGTGCTTACAGGCGCACGTAAAGGGCTTCTCTAGCTCCACGATTCAATTCGATCTGTACTCAGAGACAGTCGGGCTGCTAGGTGACCGTGCGACGATTGACCGGCTTGAGCAGCAGTACGGTGTCGATTGTCTTAGAATCCTTAGCGGCGCCGCAAATAACGTAGAAGATGCGCTGCGGGCCAAAATGAACGAACTGATAGAACAAGGCGCCCATGTGCGGCGTGGCATTACAGAGCTTGCTAGCACGTTTGCGGCCCAGGGCGTCAGTCCGAAGAATACGTTCCAACTGGAGACGATATTCCGAACCCAGCATCAACTCGCGTATGGTGCTGGACGATGGCACGCCGATCAAGACCCAGATATTCAAGAGATCCTCTGGGGCTACAAATACGTGACGGTAGGCGATGACAGGGTACGAGAAAGCCACGCCAAGCTGGACGGTGTCACCATGTCAAAGGACGACCCGTTCTGGCAGACACACTGGCCGCCGAACGGTTGGAATTGCCGGTGCCAGGCAATCCCGATCTATGACGAGCGACCAACGATTGCTCCGCCCAGAGGCGTCGATCCCGATGAGGGGTTCGCGTTCAACAATGGCGTGGTCATGTCGGACCTAGCAGCAATTGACAACCCGCCAGTGCCAGACAACTATACACCACCAGCAGTGCTTAAGATCTACGTCCCGCCAGCTCCGAACGTCCCGCCAATTAGACCAGAGGCAGCGGCGGCGGATGCTGGACTACTCCAGATGCCTACAGAGACGATCCCGCTGCCAGAGCAACCATCGGCGACGGTGGAGGAGGCTAGGGCTGGTCTTGAAGATCGCGTTGCTAAGATGCGTGTTCGCACTAAGTCCAGGCTCGAACCCGATGACCCAGAGGCAGCACAGAAAGAACGCTTACGCATCGAGATCGCCAAGCTCGAGGATGAGATCAGACGCTCTGGCGGAATAGTCCAATTCGACAAAGAACTTGACGCACTACGCAAGAAGCTCGCAGCGCTTAAAAAACAGCTGGACGAATTGTGGAAGCGTCAAGCCTATGATCAGATTCGGAAGGTTCAGGATAAGTATGACAAGCTGAGAGAATCCATCGGTGATCGGTTGAAGGAAATGCCTCCAATCGAGAAGATGCCGGAGGTCAAACTCAAAGCAATCGTTGGCGAAACAAAAGACACGCCGGAACAAGCAGCCGCTCTTAAGGCTCATCGTCCATCGGCTGGTGCGAAAGACGCGGTTCGCAAATGGACTGCACTCGCAGAAGGTCGATTGACGAGTCCTCTGTATGTTACCCAGGTAAGACACGCAGAGGCCGGTGAAGCTTTGTACCTCAGGTATGCGGATGACGCGAAGAAATGGAATCGTGCGCTTGATGAGATGCCAAAGTTCAAAGGTACCGTGTATCGTGGGATCACCGTTCAAGATGCAGCTGACGTGAGAGAGTTCACTAAGGTCGGCGGGACTGTTACGTTGAAGTCGTCCTCGTCCGCGTCAAAGAAAGGCGAGTATGCAGCTGACTACGGAGAGTACGTCTTTCGTATTCAGACAAAGACAGGCGCCGATATTAGTCACATGAGTCGTGTTAAGCATGCGAAGGAGGTAGTTCTTCGTAAAGGTACCAAGTACAAGGTCACTAATACAGATGAATGGCAGCGATACGTTCGACAGCCAAAAAGTAAGTATGAAAGGGCTACTGTTCAACCTATCCGCATTATTGATCTTGTGGAGGTATAAGTTGGCATCGCGTTCCTAGTCGAGGTATAATAGCGTAGAGAGGGTTTCCATGTTAGGTATCGCGTATTTCGCCACAGACCTGATGAAGTTCGAGGCCGCGGAGGGCAAGCCACGTAGGTATCGAAAAGAACTCGTCCATGTCGGCAAGTTCGAGAAGGACGGCCAAGGGTTTGAGATCGACACGTCGATGCTCCACCACTGGGCCTCAACATTCTCGGCCTTCTTGCAGGAAGGTATTCGAGTTCCGTTACCGCTGGGCCACACCGAAAATCCCGAAGCCCGTAGGGGCTCCGTTGAAGGGATGGAGGTCGGCGTCAACTCAAAAGGTCTTGATGCGCTGTTCGGCATCGTAGAGTTCGCTGATGAACAAGCCGAGCGCCTGGCTAAGACCGCGGACGTTTCGATTTACGTTCCGCCGTCTTTCAAAAGCGGCACCGGTCGGTTGTATCACCGCCCGATCACTCATGTGGCGTTAACCGACTACCCAGTTGTGCCGGGGCTTGGGAAGTTCGAAGCTATCTGTGCATCACTAACAACACAAGGAGCATTGTCCATGTCCATGTCTACCCTAGCCGAAAAGTTGGGCATCAGTGTCGCCGACAAAGATGAGGCCCAGCTCGAGGCGGAGGTCGGTTCCAAGTTCGCCGACCTGCAACGGCAAATCACCGATCTGCAAGCCCAGCTCGAGGCGCCTGATGACGAGGAAGAGTCGGATAACGAGGAGGAGCCGCCCGTCGCCGCTGGTTTCGTCAACATGGCTCGTGAGTTGCGGATCGCGAAGATCGACAAGCTGGTGACCGAAGGTCGCATCACCACGGCGGTCGCAACGTCGCTGAAGACCACCTACTGCGGTGACAAGTCGTTGGCTCTGTCGCTCGGTAAGACGCCGGACAACTTCGACGATGTCATCAAGGCTCTGGCTCAGAACGAGCCCGTGCCGTTGAAGGAGAAGACCGGTGGTCAGACCTTGGTGCTCTCGCGGGAGCAAGCCGATCAGTCGCCGCTCATTCGCAACGCCAAGGCTCGTGCTGAGCGTGCCAAGGGCCGCCGGTAGTCTCGCCAATCGTTTCACAACCCAATTAGGAGTCAATCACTCATGTCCCTGCCCGTAAAGGAATTCGGTGTTCGCCTCGGCGACATTTTGAAGTGGGAAGTCCACCCGGCGTATTGCCGCGAAGGCTACCTACTTCACAATCAACTCGATGACGGTGCTACTCCGCCGGTGGACATCGCCTTGGAAGCGCTCAACCCCGTCGGCCAGCCCATGCGCATCGTTGATGGCAAGTTCGAGTTCATTCTCGCCGGCGACGAAGATCACGCCACGCATTTGTGCCTCGAGCAAGCCGACATCAACCTGGACGCTGACGCCTCGACCGCGCTGCAAGTCGCTGGTCTTGCCAATCGTCCGGCCATCGTCGCCACGAAGAAGTTGCCGGCCAAAGACGTCGCCGGTGATTCGCTGACGTGGGCCACGATCAAGACGGCGTTGTCGAACATCAAATTCGTGGAGTCGCCGACCCAGACCGAGGAGATGTAATCAACGGTCGCCACTGGGACGGTCTTTCACAACGATCACAAAGGGAGCTTTTCACTCATGTTGGATGTTTTTCGTACCGACGCTTTCGGCCTCGTGCAACTGACGATGGCCATGCAAAACCTGCCCTACAAGCCGGGTCGTCTCGGCGAGATGGGGCTCTTCAGTACCAAGGGCATCAATAGCACGACAGTGGTCATCGAAGAACAGTCCGGCAAGCTGCACTTGCTGCCGACCGCTGCCCGTGGTACGATGCCGCGGTTCGACGCTGGCCGCAAGCGGAAGGCTCGGGCCTTCGAGGTTCCGCACATTCCGTTCAACGATGCGGTTATGGCCGACGAAGTCCAAGGTGTGCGGGCTTTCGGCACCGAGGACCAGACCGAGACGGTCGCCGAGATCGTCAACAGCAAGCTGGAGACGATGCGGCAGTCGCACGAGGTCACGCACGAGTGGCATCGCATCGGGTCCATCCAGGGCAAGGTGCTGGACGCCGACGGCATTTCCGTTCTGGTTGACATCTTCGATGAATTCGGCGTTGTCGAACCCACGACCGAGTGGGACTTCTCCGCGTCGCTTCGGCCGCAGATTCAGGTCCTGCAGCGTATGCTCGCAGACGCCCTGGGCGCCATTCCCTACACCGGCATCGTCGGCATGTGCGGTGCCGAGTTCTTCGATGCCTTGGTGGCGTGCGAGGAAATCCGCGAGACGTGGCTGTGGCTGGGCAATCAGCAGGTCACCGAAACGCAACGCCAGGAAGGGTTCGTCTGGGGCGGCATCAAGTGGGAAGAGTACTACGGCCACATCGGGTCGCAGGAGTTCATCCCGGCTGCCGTATGCCGGTTCGTGCTGACTGGCGTGCCCGACCTGTTCTTGCAGCAGTGGGCGCCCGCGAACTTCATCGAGACCGTTAACACCATCGGCGTGCCGGTGTACGCGAAGCAGAAGATCATGGACTTCGACACGGGTGTCGAGTTGCACACCCAGTCGAATCCGTTCACGATGTGCACGCGGCCCGCCACGTTGGTCAAGGGGACGCTGAAGTAGATGACCCAACGTGTATCGGCCTCTGTCGATCTTAGTCGCCTGCGTCGCTTGCAGGCGGCTATTGATGCTGGCGGTCAATCGCCAATCATCAGGACGATCTACAAGCAGTGGGCCGCACGCGTCCGAGGGTATCTGCAAGAGCGTTTCGTTCAGTACAGTAGAGGTGGTGGAACCTGGCCACCGCTCAAGCGTAAGCGTAAGCGTGGGAGCCTTGCGAGTGTTGCGATCCTTCGGGATACGAACACAATGTTCGCAGCGCTCAATCCGGTTTTCCAGGGACAACCTGGTGCGCTCGAGGAGCCCATCGCTTACGGAATTCGGGTTGGCTTTGGAGGGCCCGTCCAGCACCCGTCAGGGACGTTCACGGTCGCCGACCTCGCAGGTTGGCATCATACGGGTGCTGGGCGCCTTCCCGTACGCACGATCATCGACACGCCTCCGGTTGACGTTCAAGATGGAATGGCGAAAGATGCGGAGCGTGGATTGACAAAGCTCGCGGCTACGCTATGACAGAGAAGGATCCGTTTACACAGGTGTACGAAGGGCTCTGGGCTGCGGTTGACGCGGTACCAGATATCAACACTATTGTGCGACCTGGAAACCGAATCAACTTCACTAAGCCTGACCTGACAAAGCGAGAAATCGCAACCGCTGACTTACCTGAACTTCAACTCGTCCTGGAGGGTGCGGTGTATGGGCTGCATACGACATCTAGCGGATCGAAAGTCGTCAAGCGGTACACGTGGATCATCTCAACCGGCAGTTTTTTAAGTAGTGACGTATTATCGCTTCAATGGATGCTGACGCGAGCCATGTGTAGCTGGAAGCAATACCTAGGCTCTTTAACTTGGTCGAGCCAGCATTTTGTCAAGCGGTTCGACTTGGTTGATGAAACGGCTGGCATCTCGAACCCTGAGTACAATCGCGGGATCAAGGGCTGGTCCGCAGTGATGAGATGCGAAGTTGAGATGCATTTTGGAACCGCGTCACTAATCTACCCCGAACCTTAGGAGGAGTACCATGGGCGTCCATTCAGGTCGCTTCGCAGTTGTCAACGGTCAGAAAGGTGTGCGAACGTGGAGCATCAATGATACGTCCGCACCGGTCAAGTACGTCGCCAGTAACACCAAGCACGGCACAGGTCGACGCCCCGGCATTCAATCGTGGACCGGCTCGTTTGGCTGCTACGGTGTCCGGCCAATCGTGATGCCGGGATCGTTCTTCGATTTCAAGGGCTACACGTCACCGGATGACGACGTTTCAGGAGACGGTGTGTGCTATGAAGGTCAAGCCATCGTCGATTCCATCGTGCTCAATTGGAACTGGCAGACCGCAGAGATCATCAACCACGTGGTCAATTTCTCCGGGCATCTCAGTTTGACCATCACCGATACTGAGTACTCGGATGCGACGGTTCCCGATTTCAGCGGCTCGCTGAGCACGAAGGTTCAGTGGTGTGTTCCGGCCGGCGAGATGGCCGACTGGGAGAATCTGGTCAGCGCTGCGTTGACCATCAGTTGTCCGTCGGT